GTGGATGCATAGATAATGTTGCTTTTGCGGCGATAAGCAAAGCCGATAAGGAATCCAAGGCTAAAGAGAAATTTGCTAAGGAAAGAGATGCGGCTGCAGAGATGGTCATTAAGACTATAAAGAATGTTACGAAGCTTGCAGGCTTTCGATTGATACATAGAATCGAAATAGAGGACACGAAGACAGGAAAACAGTATTTGTGACAGAGGATGATCGGATTCATAATCGAATGATTGAATCTATGATTAATAATTGAGCAGGAGGATGGAATGATGGAAAGACCGATTGAATTAGTGGCATTGTCAAAAGATGAGATCCGGAGCATGATGGCCGAAGCGGCATTGACGGGAGCATCTGCGGCAGTAGAGACATTTGAGAAAAAGAGAAGAAAAGAGGACAAGGAGGAAAAAGACCGCAGGCTTCATAATACAAAACTGTTATTGAAGAACTACCGCATGTTGAAAGAGCACTGCATCCAGTCTGTATTTGAAAAAGAGAGTGCAGAAGAGAGTCCATCAGACATCATTGAGAACATCATGTCCATGAAAGGGGACAAGGTAATCGTTGATTCCATCAAACGTTCTGCAGAACGGACCAGAATTTTGCTTGACCATATCGATAAGATGCTGGATATTTATCGCATTTACTGTGGAAAATATACAGATGTTGAGAAGAGACAGTATAAGGTCATCAAAGCTCTTTATATCACAAAAAGCAAGACAACAGTCAAGGAATTGGCTGAAAGATTTGAGGTGACGGAAAAGACTATTTACAACGATGTCAAGACTGCAGAAACGCAAATTTCTGCATTAATTTTTGGCATTAATGGGATGCATTTTTTTCAGTAAATTCGGGGGGTTAACGGATTTCGTTAATTTTTTTGAATTTCAAATTGACTTCAGTAATAAAAATCTGGTATGATATGTGCGTAAAATTATATCATTTGCCATGAGCCATCGGAGCAGTCCGGTGGCTTTTTAATTAGTCCGGGAAAGGAGATATTGATTTACGGAAGAATGCCCTTCGATGAAAAAAGAAGGAGGCAAATTAATGAACACAGGAATTTTAGTTTTGATTATTTATGCAGCCATCATGTTGGCTGCGACATTCACATTCACCAAGAAAGGAGAAAATGTGGAGCAGTTCTGTGTAGGGGACAGAAAAGGGAACTGGTTCGTATCAGCACTCAGTATTGCCGCTACATGGATATGGGCACCGGCATTGTTCACATCGGCAGAGAAAGCATATACGAGCGGTCTTGCAGGGCTGTTCTGGTTCCTCGTTCCGAACGTGCTGTGCCTTATCATATTTATCCCTTTCGCTAAGCGGATTCGTAAAGAGATGCCCAAAGGAATTACCTTGTCGGGATATATGCATGATAAATACAAATCGAAATCCGTAAGGAACATGTATCTGTTCCAGCTGGGAGCACTGTCAATCCTTTCGACGGGAGTACAGCTTCTTGCAGGGAGCAAGCTGTTGTCGATGATTACAGGGGTGCCGTTCTGGTGCATGACTATTATCATGGCAGTTATCGCATATTCCTATTCCCAGTTCTCAGGCATTAAGGCATCCATTACGACGGACGCACTACAGATGGTTTTTATGCTGGTGACCGCGGTAGGGTTCGCATTCTTCTGCCTGAAAAATGGAGGCATTACTGAATTGACCAACGGAATTGGAGGATTTTCTGGAGAGTTCGGTTCTCTGTTCTCAGCGAACGGACTGGAAGTATTCCTTGGATTCGGTCTTCCTACAGCCATCGGATTATTGTCCGGACCATTTGGAGACCAATGCTTCTGGCAGAGAGCATTCTGCACAGAGGAGAAGCACATCGGAAAATCATTCTTTGTAGGTGCATTGCTGTTTGGAATCGTACCGCTCTGTATGGGAATATTAGGTTTCATTGCGGCTGGAAATGGATTTGTGGTACAGGACCTCAGTGTTCTGAATTTTGAAATCATAATGGAATATCTTCCAGCATGGTGCATCATTCCATTTCTTTTCATGATCGTTTCAGGACTGCTGTCCACGATTGACAGCAATCTTTGTGCAGTCTCTTCTCTTACGACGGACTTAAAGACAAAAGATTCTATGAAATCTGCAAAAGGTTCCATGATTCTGCTGCTTATCCTAGGATGTCTTGTGGCAAATATACCAGGGCTCACAGTGACGCACCTGTTCCTTTTTTACGGAACATTAAGAGCTGCCACATTGTTGCCTACCATGTTCACCTTGAAAGGCGTACAGCTCAGATCTGGAGCTGTGGTAAAGGGAATCGTGGCGGCACTCATCATCGGACTCCCAATATTCGCGTATGGAAATATCTTTAATATCTCTGTATACAAAACGATGGGAAGTCTTCTTACGGTACTGACATCCGGAATTGTCGCCTTTTTATTATCCAAGAAGGGAAAACAGGAGGCGCGATAATGGAAAAAGTACTGGGAAGAAAGCAGAATATCGATAATGAAAAATGGAAAGAGGTGTTCTATAACATAGAACAGTATGTGTCCCGGCCGGAACTGGATGCGCTGGTGAATGAAACAGTAGAAGAAATCAAAACGAACACTGCTGGGAAAAAGGCAGCATATGCATGGTCGGGTGGTAAGGACAGTATTGTCCTTGGCAAACTCTGTGAGATGGCTGGAATCGAAGACTGCATGATGGCAGTTTGTGAACTGGAATACCCTTCGTTCATGGAGTGGATAAACGAACACAGACCAGAGAAGCTGGAGATCATCAATACCGGTCAGGATATGGATTGGCTGGCGAAACATCCGGAAATGCTGTTCCCTCAGGAAGCAAAGACAGCATCCATCTGGTTCCGTATCGTACAGCATACCGGACAGGCGAAATATTACAAAGAAAAAGAACTGGATATGATTCTTCTCGGAAGAAGACGCGCGGACGGCAATTACGTCGGCCGCAAGAGCAATATCTATACCAATGCCAAGGGCATTACAAGATACAGCCCGATTGCAGATTGGTCACATGAGGCATTGCTGGCATTCATCCATTATTACGGATTGGAAATGCCGCCAATTTATGATTGGAAGAACGGTTATCTCTGTGGCACTCATCCATGGCCGGCAAGACAGTGGACGAAAGATGTACAGAGTGCATGGGAAGAAATATACCAGATATGCCCTGAGATTGTACAGAATGCCTCAGGAAGGCTTCCGGGGGCAGAAGAGTATATAAAATCTACAATAGAATAAAGACCGCTTGCAGGCGGGAATTTGCCATTGTCCTTCTAAAGATGTTTTAGGAGGATTTTTTTATGCAGACAATCAAAATGAAACTGGCTGAGATGATAAAGCCGAAAAAGAACGTACGTAACCATACCGAGAGACAGCTCCAGGAGTATGAACGGAGCGTCAAGATGTTCGGGCAGATCCGGCCCATCATTGTAGATGAGACCAACACGATTCTCGTCGGAGTCGGACTTTATGACACTCTGACCAGAATGGGATATGTGGAAGCAGACGTATATCAGTTCACGGCATTGTCGCCGGCACAGAAAAAGAAGCTCATGATTGCAGACAATAAGATTTTTAACCTGGGTGTGGAAAATCTGGAAGTGCTGAATGAGTTCATTGAAGAGTTAAAAGACGATCTGGACATTCCAGGATTCGATGAGGACATCTTGAGAGAGATGGTCGCAGATGCGGAAGAGATTACGGAAGCAATCTCTTCATACGGAAAGTTGGATGCCCAGGAGATTAATGATATCAGGACCATAGGTAAGAAACAGGAAGAAAGAGCAGAAAAAGAAGAAAGTGTTCAGATAGAATCAAAAAATGTACAAAATGATTCTATTATGACCGGAAAACCTGCAGAAATGTCCAATACGCTCACGAATGAGAGCATGGAAGAAGACAGGACAGAAGTACAGAGATTTGTTGTCTGTCCGAAATGCGGAGAAAAGATATGGCTGTAAAACGATGTGCGGCCAGTATTGATGTAGTAGAAGCAGCTTATATCCGGATAAAGAATGCATTTAGTAACGGCCTGCCGGTATTCATGTCATTTTCGGGAGGAAAAGACAGCCTGTGTTTGGCCAATCTTACCTTAGAACTGATACAGAAGAACGAAATAGATGCAACACAGCTCACGGTACAGTTCATTGATGAGGAAGCCATATTTCCATGTATTGAAAAGACCGTGAAGGAATGGAGAAAGAAGTTTTTAATGTATGGCGCAAAGTTCGAGTGGTACTGCTTGCAGGTGCGCCATTTTAATTGCTTTAATCAGCTGGAGAATGATGAATCATTTATATGCTGGGATGAAGAAAAAGCTGACAGGTGGGTAAGGAATCCCCCTTCATTTGCCATTAGGAAGCATTGGATGCTCAGAGAACGACTGGACACATATCAGGATTTCCTTGATAAGAAGTGCGCAGGAGGAATGACAATGGTCGGAGTAAGGACAGCAGAATCATTACAGAGACTGCAGAACTTCGCCAGAATCACCCAGAAGGGAAAGAACAGCGTCGGACGGAAGAAGATCTATCCGATATACGATTGGAAGAATAATGATGTCTGGCTGTATCTTAAGGAGCACAATGTAAATATTCCGGATATTTATCTTTATATGTGGCAGGCAGGAAGCAATAAGAATCAGATGAGAGTATCACAGTTCTTTTCCGTAGACACAGCCAGATCGCTCGTGAAGATGAACGAGTATTATCCGAATCTGCTCGATTCCATTATCAGGAGAGAACCGAACGCATATCTCGCAGCTCTTTATTGGGATACGGAGATGTTCGGAAGGAGCAGCCGGAGCAGAAAAGAAATGGAGAAAGATACAGAAAAGAAGGATTACAGGGCGGAACTACATAAGATGTTCAGTAATTTCGATTTTTATTTCGATACGCCGCATAAAAGGAAAGTCGGAAAAAGCTATAGGAATTTCTACATGTCGGTCATGCAGATCATTGGAGAACAGGATCTGAAACGATTATATGAGAGCCTGATGGCTGGAGACCCGAAACTGAGGAATCTGAGAGCAATATACCAGAGTGTGTATACCAAGTACGTGCAGATTTCAAAAGATGAACAAAAGGAGAGAGATAAGAATGGACAATAGGCTGACAGCACCTTCTTCTACCATGCAGTGGATGGACAGAAATCTGGTAAAACCGAATAATTACAACCCGAACAGGGTATCAACACAGAATTTGGAACTATTGACGCAATCCATATTTACAAATGGATGGACATTGCCGATTGTGATTCGGCCGGATGGAACGATTATTGATGGATTCCACCGCTGGACAGTATCCGGCCCGGACTGGAATTATGTTCCACCTTCAGAAAAAGAAGACCGGAGAACATTATACGAACGCCTGGAAGGGAAAGTCCTCGTTGTAATCGTGGACCATAAAGAACATTCTGAGGATATCTATGGTACTGTTACCCATAACAGGGCGAGAGGTACCCATTTGCTCGAACCAATGAAGAAGATTGTAAAAGAACTCATGGACGAGGGAAAGACGGTCGAGGAAATCAGCAAGCAGCTCGGAATGAGACCAGAAGAAGTCTTTAGATTATCTGATTTTTCTAAAGACGATTTCCTTAAAATGATGACAAAAGGAGTAAATAGTTATTCAAATGCTGAGTTTATTACAAGAATTTAGTGTTTTAGCGCGTAAAAGTCGCTAGCGGAGAGAATCGTCAGACTGCTACGGCAATAATCTGAAAAATGAGAATCAAACATAAAATGGCGAGGTGGTGGTATGAATGAGACAAGGGCACCGACAAACGAAGAGTTAAGAGCGAAAGTCCTTGCTGAGTACAAAAAAGGTGTCGGGCCAAAAGCACTGGCAGAAAAAACAGGAATTTCCATCAACACGATTAAGTCGTGGATTAAGAGGGATAAGGACAGAAATCCTCCTCCGAAGAAGAAACCAGAGAAGAAGGAAAAAGGTGCATCCTCACCTAGAAAGAGGGGTGCACCCTTAGGCAATAAGAATGCGAAAGGGAATAAGGGCGGAGGAGCACCGATCGGTAATAAGAACGCACTTACCCACGGAGCATATTCGAAGTACTGGGACAGTCTTGATGAGGATGAATTGGCATTGCTCGAAGAGGAATATATGGATGCCGAAGAAGAACTGAGGAAACAGATACAGTTGTATACCATCAGGGAACGGCGTCTGATGAACCGGATAAAGCAGTATAAAGAACTGGAAATCCAGAACAAAGGGTTTGCAGTCAGTGCCATTACTAAATCGAAAGATACTGCCATGAGGCTGAATGAAGACGGAATCCCAATTCTGAATGCGGATGGCAATCCTATCCTTGACACAGTGGAAGAAAGGACAGTCACACATACAGCAACTATCATCACGAGCATTATGGCTTTGGAGGCTGAACTGACAAAGGTACAAAGAGCAAAGACCAAAGCGATTGATTCCCTAATCAGATTGCAGAATGATAGGCGCAAATATGAAATCGATGAGGCTAGGGAACAAAGAGAAGCAGACCTTCATGAGCTGCAGAAAGAATTGCTGGATGCACAGATTGAACATATGGATGCTTCTACCAATAAACTCTTTGGAACTGATGTTG